CTGGTTCCAATCGCGTATCTTGCCCCCGGCATCAACCAGCAGCGAGGAGACTTCTCGCAGCTCGGCGGCAGTCTTGCACGAACTGAATACAAAAAGATCTGATTGCAGCTTGCCAAGCAGCGCAGCGGGTACTTCGGCGGCTATGCTGACCAGCGAGGCGGCAATGGTGTCGTTCAGGGCGCCGATCAGGGGCTTTACGGCCTCATCGTCGAGCAAGGCGGGCACATACTTGCCAAAATCGAATACGCGCCTCACAGCGGCCTCAAACACCGCCTCAGTGACTCCGCCTCCCGGCATGGCTGCGAGCTGCACCAGGTTACAGTCGGGGCAGTCGGTATGGTAGATGTCGGCAAGCCCGGCATGGAGTTGCCCCCAGTCCGGGCTATTTAAAAAAAACCTTGCTGGGTGGGGCCTGTGGGTGTGCTCTTTGCCTTCAGTACTTCGATGCCAAATTTCGACTTGACCCAGGTGTGGTCAACATCGAAATATTGGAAGGTCTCCTTGGTCATTGACCAGAGAGCCGTCAGGTCTTCGGTGGGTTCAAACCAGAACGTAAGCCCGCCGGGAAGCTGCCCGAGCTTTACCAGTGCTGGCATCACGGTGCTGGCCCAGTGCCCCTCAACGGTTACCTTGTCGGCTTCAACAAGGCGGTTTAGTGACTTAGCGCTCTCCTCCTCCTTGGAGCGGTTCCCGTTCACGGTGTCTTGGCCGATCACCGCGCCGCTTATCAGAAGGCTGACCTCGTTGTTACAAAGCTGGATCAGGTTGCGGTACACATCGCCATTCGTGTTGATGCCGGTCGCGAATTCAAGCTCCTCAGTATCGTCGATGATGAACCATGCGGCGGCACCCATGTCGCGCATCATTTGTTCGGCCCTCGATAGCATGATCGGGTCTTGGGTGTTGATCTTCATATATCGCGGAGGGATGCCGTATATCTCACAGAGCTCGCTCCAGCAGCTTTGGGCGAAGCGTTTAAACAGCACGTGCGGCACGGCCTTGTTGAGTAGGCCCAGGTCTGCCGATCCGAACTCGAGCACCCACCAGCCATACTCACGCGCCTCGCGATACTTGATGCCAGTGGTGTTATTTTCGTCGAAAAGTAAAATCCCGTCTCGGGGTTCCACGTTGCGGCGGTTGATGGTGCGCAGCCTCAGCACGGCGTTGCGCGTGTAGAATTCAACCAGCGTGTGGCCATGATAGATTGAATCGAGCTCGGCGTTGAGCAGATCGGGCAGCCAGGGAGCGGCGCGCAGGGCGGCTGTGCGCTCCTCGTCTATTTTGCCGGCAGCATCCTTCAGGGTGAAGCTTGAGCCCATCACCTGCTTTTTCCGGTTCTCGATCTGAGATGTAAGAAGGGCGTCAAGCTTGATGTTATCATAGAGCTGTTGAAGCCTCGACCGCCGCGGATTATCGACAGCCATCGCGCTCTGCTGGGCCGCGATCCAGGTGCTCATATCACGCCGCGCCTGGCTTACGCTCTTGAGGGCGATCTTGTCGTTCCATGAATCTTTGCGCTTCGGTGGCACCGGAAGCTCAGCGGCAGCGGCGAGCTGCACCTGCCGCCCTTGTTTCTTTTTTGTCATTTAAACGATATTTAAACGGTTATTCATGGCTAAACTTCTCACGGCTTCCACTCCTGAACGGCAGTGATGCGTCGGTCTCTGCATCCACATCGGCCAGCACCGGCAGAGTGGCGTTGAGCGGTACCTGCCCAAAGTACTTACCGGTGGCGCTTACCTTCTCCAACCATTCAATGGCGCGCTCGTATCGGGTGCGTACCTTCTCTTCGATGATGTCCACGTTGGATAACTGGATGATGTAGTACACAGCAATCGACTTGCACAGGGCAAGGATGAGCGGGTTGCGGTCGGCGCCGGTGGCGCTGAAGATCGTATCAACGTCGTAGCGTTTACGCCCGTCCTGATAATTCTTTGTGGCGCCTGGCGTGAGGTAGCTCTTCATCTCTTCGACGGCGGCGTCGATGGCCATCACCGGAAGGGTCTCGTCCTCTTCGGTGATCTGGCTGAGCTGATACTCGTATATCACGCTCTTTAACTCTTCGGGTTCTATAAACATTGGTGCGGGGTTATGGGGTGATGTAAAGGGCTGCCTTCTCAAGTTGATGAATCGAGATACCTTTTTTGAAGCGCCTGCGCGCTAAGTGCTTTTTCATGTCTTTTTTTTTGACCAAGACGGGCCAGCCGCCCGACTTAAGTACCATGTACTTGTAGCCTGTAAGGGCTTTTTCCTCGTTGGCCTGCCTGATTTTGCGATAGACGGCGCGCTTGAAAAAATAGAAATAGACTTTACTGAATAGGTTTGTGAATACAAACCTGGTCGATCCTGTTTGCATAGGGCTAGTATTTACGTGATTCACGTTGTGAACTAATGAAGCGGGCGTTTGATTGCCGTCCGCGCTGCGTAAGCATCCAGATAGCACCCTCCAGGGCGTCGGGTGCGTCGTCGTTGGTCTTTGAACCCTTTTCGAACATCAAGAGCTGCTCAATAAGCACCTGCATGCCGGGGCTGTCTTTTTCCCGATCGTTAAAGATCATCAGGCCGCGCTCAAAGTAGGGGCTCATGGCCTCTATCCTGGCGAACTTGTCGGGCTTCTTTCGCGCATCGCCCCGGATTGGTATGTGTAACCCGGCAGAGTCGCCTACCTTTTTAAACTCCTCAAGTAGCAGCTCTTGCAGGAAGTTGCTCTCCATGTAGTACATCACCGGCACCCTGCCGCCCACGTAGTCGAGTATCTTGTAATGCCAGGCCACCATCTCGGTCACCGATCCCTGAGCTGCGTAAGCCTTAATCAGGTGGAACTCTCCGGATGGCGTCTTGCCCACCAGCATGGTGGCCTTGAAGTCGGCGGTGCGGCTATCCTTGAACGAGGGGTCGGTGTAGCAGATCAGGCTCCGGTATAGCTTCAGCTCAAGCATTTTTCCGTACTGGATATGCTTAGCCTGAAACACGGTGCCCTCGTTTACAGGGTTGTTCATGTACTCTTTTTGGAAAGAGCGCTCGCCAATAAAGTCCCGAAGCTCGGCGATCTCCTTAGCAGTATAATTCTCGGCCCAGGCTGGTTGACCGTCTTTTTTTAGCGCGTTTACAATGGTGTGATGCACACCGGGGCGTTTGGCAAACCGGCTCAGGATGCTGTCTTTGCCTATCCTGTTGCCAACCATCACGAAGCGGCCTCGGCCCATCTCCATCGTACCGGCCAGCGCCTCGAGGCACCAGCTCAGCGCCTTGCCCACCCGGCGGGGGTTGAGCACGATCTCGTCGTCGTCGATGTCGTCGATCACGATATAATCGGGGCGGCGGCCCCTGTCTTTCAATCCGCGGGGCGATTGGCCGCGCCCCTTGGCCACAAACAGACAGCCGTCGGCGGTGCGGAATTCTCCCTCGGCCCATGATCCGGCGGCCACCTGGTCGCCGAAGTCGCGGGCAAAGGCCTTGTTGTACTGGAGCTCGGCCTGCAAGTCGCCGAGCAAGCGGCAGGCCATGTCCTCCGATTTGCTTACCAGCACCATCACGTTAATCTGTCGGGGTTGCTGTATCTTGAGCCACAGCGGAATCATCAGGCTGAGATGGGAGCTCTTGGCGTGGCCGCGCGCCCACTCAAACAGGGCGCGGGTCTTCGGATTGTCGCGCAGGTATTTGGCCGCGCTTAGTTGAAAGGCCCCGCATTTTTTTGCAGCCAGGTGGCTGAAGTAGGTCTCTACGAAAAATTGGTAATCGCGCCGGGCGCGCTCGATTCTCTTTTCAACCACCTCGTCGGCCTCTGGTAGCGCGAAGGTTTCGGAGGTGAGCCAGCCCACCCGGTTGTTCCACCTTTCGAGGCTCTCCTTGGAGACTTTCTGTTGTCGCATCATTTAAGGCGGCTTTGGATGTAGGCGTCCTGCAACTGGGTGATGTGCTTGATCAGCTCCTCGCTGATCGACTTGTCGGTCTGTCGGCGGGCAATGATGAAGTCGCTGAACATTGTCAACGTGTTGATGTCGTCGTCAACCGTGGTGGTTCGCTTGAGCACCTTCAATTGCTGCACGGCCTTCGCGAAGCTGTCGGCGTTGAAGTCGTCGTTGTCGAGCATGGTGTCGATCTTGGCCATCGCCTTCTGGAGCAGCGTGTCGATACTGATCGACTTTGCCGCCCTTTTGGCAGCCCACGCCCCGGCGTCCTTCCAGCTTTGCAGAGTGGGCGACGACACGGCCACCCGCTTACAAATGTCCTGTTGAGTGACTCCCTGCATAAAAAGCAGGAAGGCAAAGTCGTGCTTTTCCTGACTGCGGGGGGTTACGGCCTTCGTGCCTTTGACGGCTGGCTTCTTTGAGCTTGCTTTCTGTTTTGGCATTTCCGGGAAATTAAACCTCAAAGATCAGCACCCTACCTCTAAAATAAGCATTTTTGCCCGACCCTCGTGTAAACTGTCCGAATACTGGACAAAATGTTGACATCTGGCAGCGCGCGGCGTATGTTTGTGGTTCAAATCTGCGCAATATCCGCACAACCCAAAACCGCAACCCTATGCCGATGCCCGCTTACTTTGTGGTCAACAATGAAAATCTGAAAAACTCGCACGGGTTCAGAGTGATGAACGCCGGGGGAGACTTCTCCAGGTTTAAGGAAAACCCGGTGATGCTTCACGGGCATAATCGTGACCAGGTGATTGGCCGGTGGGATGATCTTGCCGTTGACGGTAGTGAGCTACGCGCCAAGCCTGTGTTTGATACTGATGATCCGGACGCCGCCCGTATATCGGGTAAGGTAGAGCGTGGCTTCCTGAAGGCCGCCTCACCGGGATTATATATTGAGGAGGCACAATACCTGTCTCTGCCCGACGGGTCGCTTGACCTTGTCGTCACTAAATGGGAGCTACTCGAAGTAAGCGTACTCGGTGTGCCGTCCAATGCCGGTGCGCTTGCTTTTTTCAGTAAGGAGGGCGTTCAGCTTAGCATTGACGACGCCCTGAAGACTGTTCAGACACTCGCAGCCCCCACCCACCCCGCACACTCAACCCCTAAACCAGATATGTCGAAAATCATTCTTTCCGCCGTAGCCGCCACCGCGCTCGGCATCGCTATTGAGCACGACACCCCCGACGCCATCAGCGCCGCCGTGGTGAAGCTTGAGGCCCGCGCCATTAAGGCCGAGACCGACCTAACCGCCTTCCACACCAAGCGCGCAACCAGCCTGGTTGATCTCGCCATCAGTGAAGGCCGAATCGAAGCAACACGCAGGGAGAGCTTTTTGGCTCTTGCCATGCAGGACCATGACCAGGCCTCCGACATCCTCGCAGCCATGCCCGCCAAACAGGAGCTTGGCGATGGCCTTCGCACCGGAGGTTCAATCCCCGGCGACCGCGCTGGC